GCAGCACTTCTGGAAACAAAGCTTCCGGCATATCTGCCATCTCATCCAGACAAGCACCATCAGCGTAGATCCCTCGCAGCGCATCATAATTTTCTGCTCCGAGCAGCTGGATCCTTGCACCATTCGGTAGATCACACCGCAGCTCAGTTTCGTGAAACCTAACCATCGGTACCTTGCCAGCAAACTGCTTTAGATAATCCCATGCCACCGCCTTAGCCTGGCGGTATGTAGGCGCTATATAAAAATACCTGGGATTCGTCTTATCATTCAGTATCGCATCCCTCAGTAAATGATTTATAGCCATTACTGTTTTGCCAAATCGTCTATGACATACCACAACTCCCCAGCGACTCTTGACCAGGGCATTGTGCAGTTTTGCCTGGAGCGGTCTAGGTGAATACGGAATCTCAATGTTCATGTGTCAGACACTCCCTATCTGATATATATTAGATATAGCAAGCGGCGGCTTGCTTTGGGGTACCAGGGGTAGGCAAATTCTAAAAAAACCAGGTCAAACTTTGTAAAATAGCAGCCATATCGGTTAGTTACCGCTAACTATTTCTATACTCAGCAACGATTACAGAAGATCGGCAAACAAAATTCAAAATCAAATCCCTCGTGTGCGAGATCACTGCCAAAATGTTTGCACAAAAATACGTTGATCCTAGTTTATCTCCAGGTTCCCATTCGCCCAGGACAAAGTTACCTGGCCATTATTCTCAGCTGCTTTATCTTCAGCTTTATCCCTAACGCCTAACGGCTGCATTTGTCTAATATGCTTATCCATATGATCTGCTTGTAATCTTCTTCTTTGTACTTCTGCCATTGCTAGCTTAGGATCGTCTGGTAAAGCCATGTTAACCAGGTCAAGTATCTGATCCCTCATAACTTCGCATTGCAACGCTCTAGCCTTACGATACATCGTATGAGCATCATCATTCTCTTGCACCCATCTCAGCACAGTTCTCCAGCTTGGTAAGCTCTTTGTGTTATTACATATCCTGGTCAAGCTTTCACCCTCAGCAATACGCTCACAAATAGTTTCCATCTGTGGTTTTGTAACTCTTATTTTGTAAACTTTAGCCATTTTCCCAGCTCATAAAAAAACCTGGCAGAGAGATGACCAACTGCCAGGCTAGTTTTTTTCAACATAAAATTTGGTTTGCAGCTCCCATAAATCTCACACTAAACTGCAAACCGCCGAAAGGAGTCAAACAATGAAAAATAGCTTGTTGAGGTAAACCAGAGCTATCTTCTCAAAGCTTACCAAAAACAGTAATCTTTTCGATTCATTTAGTCAAGCAGCTTATTTGAAAAAAATTAATTTGAAAAAAACTTTGTCTACCCCTTGACTTCTAACGTCAATAGGCCCATATTAGTAATGGAGGTAAAAACATGAACAACTGGATAATTGCTGAGAAATTTGCTGGCAAGCCATACTGGTACAAACACAAGTTTGCGCCAGTTTGGATCCTTAAAAACTTTGGCAACAGACCTCTTTGGCCTTACGAGGTCTACAAAACAACTGAGTGCGGCGAGTACAGAAAAGCTACTGGCCACACATTCTCTAAGCTTGATCTTGCCAAAGATCATGCTGAAACAATAATCAACATGGAGAGCGAATGAAAAGGTTAGTTCACGGAACGCCTATCACGCCAAAAAGATTGTTACCGCAGCTCAAAGGCAAAAGCTTTTGTGTCAGCTATATGCACCCAGAGCAACTTGCTGAGTGCATTGAGCTTGTTGGTGATGATGAAATATTGATCCTGGACAACGGAGCTTTCACCGCTTGGAAGAAAGGCATTACTCTTGATGCTGCCTGGTGGGATGGCTTCTATGCCTGGGCCAATGCTGCAATGGACAAGTGTCCTAATGCAGTGTGTGTGATACCAGACGTTATTAACGGCGATGAAGCTAGCAACTTGCAGCTGATCGCTGATGCCATCAAAGGTGGCAAAATCAAGTACCCAGAAAGAGCAATGGCCATATGGCACATGAACGAAAGTTTTGACCAGCTCGAAAAGTTATTTAGGATTTTCAACTTCGTAGGCTTCGGCAGCTGCGGCGAGGTTGACATTGCCAAGAACAAACCAGGCAGCGCTTACATTGCCAAGATCAAGCAAGCCTGGGCGTTCATGGATTACTGGCAAAAAAAGTATGGCATCGACAAGCCTTGGATCCACATGATGAGAGGTTTGGGAGTGCTTCACAAAATTGGTTTCGACAGTGCAGATAGCTGCAATATTGCCATGAATCACTGGAGAAACAAAAACAATGTTGTTCACCATGTAGCTCAGTTTGCAGACAGACTTGAAGCCAAGGTCAACAACCAGGAATTGAACGAGCTTCCCTTGTTCAATGTAGCAGCTTAGAAAGGAGAAACCATGAAAGTAGGAACTAAAATGATTGGGAATTGGGGAGCTATGATCCCCCTCAGCTATGGTGTGATTTCAAAGATTGATTCCAACATAGTGTTCATCACCTGGGATGATATGCCAGGATCAATCAGCTACGGAATTTCTGATATAGACAAAGGTCAAATGACGTTGAATGGCAAGCCAGCTGGCGTTGGTATCTATACAGAAGATCAATACTACAACAACTAAAGGAGAAACTATGAGCGCTTTTATCGTAAATCCAAAACACATTGCTGCCCTTGCAGCATTTACCATCAAACCCAGCAGCTACTTTTACTGCTTCAATCACTACACAAAAAAACATTTGTTTGACTTTAGCCACCCTGGCAAAGCAGACAAAAAGTTTGAGTGCGCCAAGTGGATAGCCAAGATGCTTGCTGAAGCTAACGTCAAGAGTGTTTATGAGCTTGATACAAGTAAGATATGGTGTGAGAAATACAAAGCTGAATATCTTGAGAATCTTATGTTGTTTCCAGCTGATTGCATCAAAGCTCTTAAAAACCTTGGCACTAACGGCCACAACTATTACTTGAGTAATGCTGATATATTCAACATGGCTTGCTGCCTTGAGTATCAGAGCTGCGATGTTGAGAACTGGATGCACACTGATGCTTACTGGATCATCAAGGCGATCAAAGATACCGCAGCAAAAGGTATGGCTAGTGATGCTAAAGTTAAATGGGAATGGAAAGCTGCTTAAAGCTTGTAATATAATCTAACCAGGGCATCCTGGTATCTACGCTTAACAATCCTGGGATCATTCAATCCCAGGATTTTTGCTATCTTGGTCCATTTTGCGCCACGATCTCTAAATGCAGCTGAATGAGCTACGGCCCAGATTAGTCTGCGATCAGCTTCATCCATAGACAATCCCATTGTAATTGCTTTATCTAACCTGGTTATCTGTTCTGGTGATGCTTTCAGCCTGGGAGATTCAAAAGAGTTATATCCATAAGCAGACCATTCTTTGACATAATCTGGCCAATGCACCATCTTCTGTTTTCTGATTACACCAGGCAGCTTTCTTTCAGTTTCAGCTGCTTCCAGGAATAAATCATGCAGCTGATCTATTGCCAGCTTGTCTTGTGATCTTAATGCTCTTTCACTCTTTACGTCTAAGCTTATCATCCATTTCCTTTAGCCATTCTATCTTTTCAAATACTGGTATATGTTCCAGGTTTATAACTAAATCCTTGTAAGCTTCTTCGCTATATCTTCTCCTGAGCTTTGCCAGGACACGCCTTTGCAATTCATCTAGCGGATATCTGGCACTGCGCTGCACTGCTGCCTGGTAACTATGATTTGTAGCTTTCACTGTTAACTTAGCTAAGTTCTTTAGTTTAGCTAAGTTAGCTAATCTTTGTTTTTTATTTAAGGAATATTTAGGATTGCTAAGATTAGCGCTAAGCTTAGCACTTCCTGGCTTGACAAAAATTCTACTGTTTTCCTGATTCATCTGTCAACCCCCCATGTATAAAAAAATAATTACCGCCATCCAAATTGTGGTCAGAGTTAGCTTCGCCGCAATCCATCCTGGCTAATTTATTTTCAATATGAAATTTTACTGCATCACTTGCATAAAATCTTTCGCCTGGTTTTAATTTTTTTTTAAAACTTAAAGTTAATCTAGCTGCCAGGTTCTCGTAAAGTTCCTGATAATCACCAAGCTTGCCAGCTCTATCTTTGAGTATCTGCGCAGCTACTTCTGCATATTGTTGTGGTGTCATTTGATAATCCTATCTGCATGATCTACTTTCAGCTCTTGTTCTCTCCAGGCTGCTTTCTCAGCTGCAAGCTCAGCTGGTGTAAGCGGCACTTGTTTTTTCTTCATCTCTTTATAAATCATAGATAAATACATAGCTCCAGTTCTAAATGATTCAACCATTATCTCCCCCTCAGTTTAATTAATTCTTCTAAAAATTCTTGTACCTGGTCAACAGATCTGCAAAGCGCCCAAAAAGCACCAGCTTCCTCTAGCCTATCTCTTATTTCTCTTTGGCTTTGAGTGAGCTGGCCCTTGCGACCTTTTACCTCAATAAATATTGATAACGATACGCCGCAGTATGTCTGATCCCCTGGCACAAATATTTCTATGTCCGGCCAGCCAGCTTTTGTTCCCATACGTTTTTGTTTTACTTTAAATGATACATGGCGATTACCCTCATTCGGTGAGTGATGCCACACTGATCCAGGCGGCAGCATAATATCCAACCACCTGGCTATTCGTAGGTGTACTGTATCTTCCGAATCAATTTCTACGGATGATAAAGTCATTTGGCGTAACCGCTCCCATTGTTACTTCTAAAATCAAGCTTAAATTTTTTGGATTCGGTGTCAATGCCTGGTTGTGATTTTTTGGTAAACACCACCGCCTGGCTACTGTAGCTTCTTTGAAACCAAGTTTTTCAGCTAGTTTTTTGTAACTTAAATTATTTTCTAATCTATATTCTTCTAGTGTCATGTTGAAACAAATATCAAAAATGTATTCTAACGTCAACATAA